ATCAAGCAATTGAAGTTTATCAAGGATATTCTTACAGACGATACGTACCGTCTTTACTGGCCAGATATGGTCAACAAGGAAGAGGCTAAGAGAGAAAAATGGACAGAACGAGAGGTATCTTTAGATGATCCTAGAAGGCGCGCGGAGTCAATTAGAGAACCTAGCATTTTTACAGCTGGTCTTACAAGTAATATCGTTGGGTTGCATTGTGACATTGCTGTTCTTGATGATGTCGTTGTCGTGGGAAATGCATACACGGAAGAAGGACGAGGACGAGTAAAAGATCAATATGGTTACCTTTCATCTGTCGAAGGTGTTAACGCTAAAGAATGGGTTGTTGGTACGAGGTACCATCCATTAGATCTGTACTCAGATCTCCTCGACATGAAGGTAGAAGAATACGATGAACTGGGGAATATCATATCCACTAGTCCGCTTTTTGAAGTTATGGAGCACGCAGTTGAAACGGCTGGGGACGGTACTGGACAATACCTCTGGCCCAAGCAACAACGCTCAGACGGAAAGTGGTTCGGGTTTGATCAAGACATATTGCGAACGAAACGAGCACAGTACCTTAACAAGGTACACTTTAGGGCCCAATACTACAATGACCCTAGAGACGCAGAATCATCCCCAATACGAAGAGATCTCTTTCAGTATTACGATCCGAACTTCCTCACCCACCAAAACTACAATTGGTTCTACAAAAGAGAAAGACTCAACGTCGTCGCAGCAGTTGACTTCGCTTATAGCACTGGCAAACGAGCAGACGCAACTAGCATCGTCGTTATCGGGGTCTCAGGTGGAGGCGACTACTACATCCTCGAAATCGACAGATTCAAAACAGACACGATCTCAGAGTACTACAAACATATCCTTGCACTCTACCAAAAATGGGGATTCAGAAAAATCAGATGCGAAGTAAGCGTAGCCCAGCAAGTGATCGTAAAAGATCTAAAAGACAACTACATTCGCCGAAACGGACTCAGTCTAGTTATTGACGAGTTCCGTCCAACCCGTTGGCAAGGTAGCAAGGAAGAGCGGATACTAGCCATCTTGGAACCTAAATATGCAAATCGCCAAATCTGGCATTATCCGTCAGGTAACATCCAAACGCTTGAAGAAGAACTTGTCTTCCACAACCCCCCTCATGATGACGTCAAAGATGCGCTCGCGTCGGCCGTAGACTTCGCGGTGATGCCATTAGATTTATTCAGAATTAGAAAAGAAGCAATGCCAACCTATCATTACCATAATAAATTTGGAGGAGTCTCGTGACCGGGAAGGTACTTGAGCTTCTTGACGTAATATCTCCAGATATTCTTGCGAGTAGAATAACCGAAACCTGGCTGGATTGGGATGGCCGCCGTCAAATAAAGAAAAACGAATGGGAAGAAGTACGTAGATATGTCTATGCGACCAATACGGATCAAACTAGCAACTCTTCTCTTCCATGGAAAAATAAGACGACAGTACCTAAACTGTGTCAAATACGCGATAATCTCTTCGCAAACTATACTGCTACTCTCTTCCCTAAACGTAAGTGGCTGGAATGGGAAGCTGATAATGCCGATAGTAACTCTCTATTGAAGAGAGATGCTATCGTCAACTACATGAGCTGGGTTGTTGAACAACCTACTTTCCGCCCTGAGGCAGAGAAACTCATTCAAGATTACATCGACTTCGGCAACTGTTTTGCCACTGTCGAGTGGAAGGACATGCGTGTCGAACAGAGCTCAAAAACACAAGTGGGCTTTGTTGGCCCCGCCCTTCGTCGTATATCTCCTCTTGATATTGTTTTCAATCCTACTTCAGAATCTTTCATAGAGTCCCCCAAGATCATACGGAGTGTCATCAGTACTGGAGAACTCAAGTCTCTGCTTGACCGCATGAGCAACGACGAGAACCACGAAGAATATGAGACCCTTTACAAGTATCTTAGAGATATTAGGTTCCATGCGCAGCAATTCCAAGGCGACTGGATCCAGCGAGACAGACTATATCAAATGGATGGATTCACCTCCTTCCGAGAATATCTCATGTCAGACACCGTCGAAGTACTTACCTTCTTCGGAGATTGGTACGACCCCTACGCAGACGAACTCCAACGTAACCGTGTTATTACTGTGGTGGATCGGCATAAACTCATCAATAATCGCCCTAATGACTCTTTTTATGGCTATCCACCTATCTTCCATTCTCCCTGGAGACGAAAGCAAGACAATCTATGGGGTATGGGACCCTTGGATAATCTAGTCGGTATGCAGTACCGAATGGATCATGTGGAGAATATGAAGGCCGATATTTGGGATCTGGTTACATATCCAGTCCAGAAGATCAAAGGCTTTGTCGATGACTACACATGGCAGCCAGGAGAAAAGATATTTGTCACCGATGAAGGTGACGTAGAATTAGTCCAGCCTGAAGTACAAATCATGCAATCCAACTCGGAGATAGGCCTGCTAGCGCAGACTATGGAAGAAATGGCAGGCGCACCTCGTGAAGCAATGGGCATTAGATCCCCCGGTGAAAAAACCAAATACGAAGTACAACGTCTTGAGAATGCATCAGGCAGACTATTCCAAAACAAGATCTTCCAGTTCTCTGATTTTCTTGATGATTGTCTTAACGCTATGCTCGAGCTTGCACAGAGGAATATGGCCTCTATAACCTCAATCCGAGTGTTCAATGATGACTTTCAAACCACAACCTTCCAGAACCTCACTGTCGATGACATTACCGGAATTGGGCGTATTCGCGCCGTGGGCGCTAGGCATTTCGCGGAACAAGCCGAGATGGTCCAGAACCTCACATCCCTTACCGGGTCTGGGCTCTGGCCAGCCGTACAGCCACACTTCTCTGGAATTGTAATGGCTAAGATACTTGAGTCGATATTCGATCTCAAAGACTACCACGTCGTCACTCCGTATGTCGCTTTAGCCGAACAGGCAGATGCGCAGCGGTATATCCAAGCAATGCAAGAACAGCTCGCTAAGGAGACCACAACGGCCACAGGTATGGGAGATGACTATGATGTTGATGCATCAGGTAACTTCCAACCTCCTGCAGGTCAGGTAGCGTCTCCTAACGTAGCTCAAACAGGTACGCCATGATTAGTGCATGGACTAAACACTGCAAATCTGAAGAAGAGAAGCAGCAATACCAAGAATCTCTCAAGAGAGTAAAGTGGGTCCTAGATGACCTGACTGCTCTTGTCGAGACGAATGTAAGCTCTATTGAGCTACAAGAGACCTCACCGAAATCTTACGATAGTCCTAACTGGCCTTACCGTCAAGCACACGCTAACGGCTACAAAGAAGCTATGAAGGATTTCATCAAACTAATTACCTTAGACCCCAAGGAAACAAATGGCCGACAGCCTCCTCAATCTGGATGATAACCAACCATCCGCCCAAGATCGCGAAGCAATCCTAAACAAGTGGAAAGACAAGCCACAGGAAGAACTTCTCGAAGCAAAAGTTAACGCTGACCTATACGTTAAGACCCTCACAGCTAGACTTGATGACTTAAGAAATGATTATCTTTCGTTACGAGAACAGCACCAAGCAGGTACCGAACTGAAGGATTTGATTGACCAATTAAAGTCAAAGCCTCAGGGAGACGATAATTCCCAACTTACCAATCAGGGAAACAATCTACCAGCTATTAAGCCAGAAGACATTGATACTCTCGTCACTCAACGAGTGACTGAACAGTTGACGCAACACCAGCGTACGCTTGCTCAGCGAGAGAACTTCAAGACCGTCGAGGCTAAACTTAAAGAGCAATTTGGTCCCGATTACCAGAATGCTTATAAGCAACGTTTAGATACTCTAGGACTAGATCGTGAATTCGCAGATGATCTCGCAAAGAATCATCCACAAGTATTCATAAAAACCTTCGAGTTGGACAATGTTAAGCAGCAGAACAATGTTTCTGTTCCTCGCAATACCCAACGTCCAGGTTCGTTCGCTCCATCCGCACCCGTGCGTAACTGGGCTTACTATCAGGAAATGAAGAAGACTAATCCGAAGTTGTATCTGGATCCCAAAATAGCGGTCCAGATGGATGCCGACGCTCAGGCCTTAGGGGCTGACTTCGGACTTCCGGTGGACTAAACCCACTAAGGAGATAACTTCATGGCTGGTTTTACCTCACAAGGCAATCAGCATCTCATTAGGACACAGCTCTGGTCGACTCAGATCAAAGAGCTGCTTCTTGATGAGTTGAACGCAATGAAGTTTGTCCGTATCCTCGGGGATTTCCCTGATGGTTACACGATCAACATCCCCTCGATTGGTGAAGCTGAGACTGCCGATTTCAATGAAAATATGGCAATCAAGTACAACGCACTAGACACTGGTAACTTCCAGTTCTCGTTCGACCAGTACAAGTACTCTGCTAATGCAATCTCGGAGAAGTTTAAGAGGGATAGTTTCTACGCGCAAGACGTAGTCGCGGCATTCGTGCCACGTCAACATCGTGCGTTGATGGAAGCTGTCGAAACTCGCATCTTTGCCGTTGCGAACTCTGGACAAACTGCATCTAACCTAAACACTATCAACAACGCAAGCCACCGATGGGTCGCTGGTGGTACTGGTCAGTCCCTTACCATTCAGGACTTCGCCAAGGCTCAGTATGCCCTTCAGAAGGCTAACGTGCCCCAGACGAATCTGTGTGCGATTGTTGACCCGTCCGTTGCCTACACTTTGGCCACGCAAGCTAACATGGTTAACCTCATGTCACCACAGCAAATGTGGGGGGATGTTGCCCGTGATGGTATTGTGACTGGCTTTAAGTTCCGGTTCAACGTCTTCGGTTTTGATATCTACGTTTCCAACTACCTTCCCGGTAGCATCAGTGAAACTATCAACTCCGTCGCCGTAACCAATGGTGTGGCCAACTATTTCTTCAGCGCAACCCCCGGTGACACCTGTCCCTGGATTGGTGCATTCCGTCAGCAACCTACCGTCTACAGCGAGTTCAACAAGGACCTGCAGCAGACTGAGTACCTGACGATCTGCGAATACGGCTTCAAGCTGTATCGGCCTGAGAATATGGTCATCATCCTCACCAGCACCTCTGCTGTGCCTGCATAAGGAGTAACAACATGGTAGCTGGAAATTGGATGAACAATGACGGACTCTACATCCAGTACGGAACTTCGAAAGCTGTTCCTACTACGATGGGAGACTATCTATCCTATGGTGAAACTCGAGAAGTCGAATTCACCGTCACCTTCGCAAACGCTGTCCCTGCGGGTCAGTACATTCTCGGTAACACTACGATGTTCCCGTCTGGCGTGTTCATTGAACAGGTCGAGATGGACGTCGAAGTTGCTGCCGCTGGCGGTACTTCCTTCAGCATCGGTACTGTAAGGGCTGACCGTACGACGACTGGTACTGGTGGCACTGCCGCTGGCACCTTCATCAACGGTGAAGTCTTGGCCACTATTACCCCCGCTGGTAAGAAGGTCATTTACACTGCTGGTACGTCGGGCGCTGGTACCGGTATCGGTACTACGACCAACTTTACGGATGGTTTTGCATATATCGCGATTACGACTGTCGGTACGTTTACCGGTGGTGGTACGGCTAAGATCCGTATCAAGTATCGTGGTATTGGTACAATCACTCAGTAATTGATCTAGGGGGTCCTAGCGGCCCCCTCTTTCATAAGGAAAACATATGACTCTTCCTAATCTTATTCTAGATAATACAGGCAATACGGAAGTCGAAGACGCCGTCCGCCTGTCTTATAACGCGATGACGAACGTTCCGATCCCCGTGGCTTCGCAGCCTTATATCTGCGCTGGCACTGGCGCTCCTACGTTTACCGCTCCTCAGGGTACCATGTACATCCGTATCGACGGTGGTGCAGGTGCTCGTCTTTATATGAACAGCACAGGTTCTACGACCTGGATTGTTGCAGGTAGCGCGGCGTAACAATGACTAAAGTAACCCTGGCTAATGTAGGAAACATCATTGATGCTACTACGGCGGAAACAAATATAAATAATAATTCTGCGGCCATAGTTACCGCCGTTGAAAATACATTATCGAGAGACGGCACAAACCCTAACTCGATGAATGCTAATATAGATATGAATTCTAACCGAATTCTTAATCTGCCTACTCCTGTTAGTAATCTCGAGCCAGCTAGATTAGTTGATCTGGAAACGCTAACAGGCAGTGGTACTATTACTGTCAATCCTCTCCCAACGGGGGGAACTACTGCTCAGGTTCTTTCTAAGAACAGCAACGCTAACTTCGACGCTGGTTGGTCTACACTCCCTACTTTCGTCAGTTCAATTGATGCTCAGACCGGCGTATTCACTACTGGAAATGGTATCGATAGTCTAGGCAAAGTCATCGAGTTGACAGCCGCTCGAAGAACTTTACCAACTCGTCAAGTATTTAATACTGGGTCTGGAACTTATAACCGACCTGCTAACTGCCTTTACATCATCGTTAAGATGGTGGGCGGCGGTGGAGGTGGCGGTGGTTCTGGTACTTCAGGCGCTGGTACAGGAGGTACTGGAGGTACTACATCTTTCTCTACATTCTCTGCAACAGGAGGTGTAGGAGGAACTGGTGCTAATCTAACTTCCAACGCAGGCGGTGCTGGAGGCTCTGCATCCGGAGGTAATATAAACCTAAGCGGTCAGCCCGGTGGAAGCTCATTCAGTGAAGTTCTATCGACTGTCTACGGAGGTGTAGGTGGAAACTCTGCTTGGTATTGTGGAGGTGCTACCAACAATCTGGTAACAGGTGCAGGTGGAGCTGCTGTTAACAACACTGGAGGCGGTGGTGGCGGTGCTGCCATGTCTAGCGGAAACGCTGCAGCTTCTGGCGGTGGCGGAGGCGGAAGTCT